GAAAATTAGCAAATTAATAAATTAATAAATTAGAAAAAAAATGGGAACATTTAGTAGTAAACAGTATGCGTGGAGCGATATTTCGATTGCCTTTGGAGGGCGTATTATTGCCGGGGTGACAGAAGTAGAATACACTGAGAAAAAAGAAAAATCGGCGCTTTACGGACGTGGGAGTAAACCTTTGAGCATTGTAAGAGGTAATCACAGTTTTGAGGGGAAGTTGAGCATTTGGCAAAGTGAATTGGAAGCAATGACGCGTGATGCCAAAAACAACGACATTTTGAACCTTAACTTCGACTTGGTTGTTGCTTACGTGCCCTCAGAAGGTGGACAAATAGTAACCGATATTCTCAAGAATGTGGAATTTACCGAAGTGAAAAAGGCAATGAAGCAGGGAGATAAAAATATGGTTGTAGAGCTTCCTATTATCTTCACTGATGTAAAACGCCAATCGTAGGTGTGAGCCACAGTCGTAGCACAACAGGCAAGTGAGAGCCACACAGGCGGGGAAATTAGAAAATTAGCAAATTGATAAAAAATGGACGTAACAAAAGAACAAATCAAACAATGGAAAGCGAAGTACAAAGAAGTATTTGTATTGCGAGTAGATGACAAAGTAGCATACTTGAGAACGCCTGACCGCGCTACCCTGAGTTATGCTTCGACATTGGCAACGAAAGACCCGATGAAGTTTAATGAGGCTATCCTTACTAACTGTTGGTTGGGAGGAGATGAAGAGATTAAAACTGATGATGCACTTTTCCTTTCGGCAAGCAGTAAGCTTGGCGAATTGATACAGATTAAAGAAGCTACCTTGGAAAAGCTTTAAGCAGTGCGGAAATTGACGAGCCTCGGGATTGGTTGCGTATTACCAATGCCTCACTGCGTTACTATATGCACATTGCCAATCCCGATGCCCTCAATGATACTGAGTGGGCTATGCGAGTGAAAGAACTGGAATGGATTCGCCAAAAGGAGAGTGAATCGTATGGAGAATAAAAAAGTAAAGAAAAAAGTTTATAAATGGCAGAAAATCCAAAAAACACGATATCTTCTTTCTTTGATCAGACTAAAAGGTTAAAGGAGGTGGTTAATAACATTATAGACCCTATCTCGTCTTTACAGAAAATATTTAAGCAAGGTTTTACGGCAGACACCCAAAAGATGAGTCTGGCTACTTTTGTGCAAGGTAATATGCAAAAGGCACAAGAAATACATCAGAATCTCACACAATACAGTGGGCAAACGGCTTATGAAGTACCATCGCTTGTGAAGGCTCAAGAGAGTTTGATGGGAGCAGGGTTGGTTCCTGAAGGAGCATTAGGAATGCTCAAACAAATAGGAGATATAGCCTTGGGGGATAGCAAAAAGATAGAAACCTTAGCTACTGCCTTTGCCAAAGTGACCACACAAGGGAAATTGCAAGAAGCTACACTTACACAGATGCAACAGGCAGGATTTAATCCTTTGCAAGTGATAAGTGAGCGGACGGGCGAGACTATGACCTCTCTGCAAGAGCGAATGGACAAAGGAGGAATTTCGGCAAGAGAGTTGGCTGAGGCTTTCCGATGGGCAACTGACGCACAAGGAGATTTTTATCAAGGAGCTGAGAATGTGAACAGCACACTACAAGGCAGGTTTACAGTTTTAATGGCTTCGATACAATCTATAGCTGTAAAAATATATGAGGTTATAAGTCCGTTGCTGATTCCGTTGGTAGCACTTTCTACGATGGTATTTGGAGCTTTGAATGAAGGATTGAGTTGGTTTATTCAAAAACTTCAAGAGGGGAACCCCATAATCCTTGGTATTGCAGGAGTGTTAGGAGTATTTATTACAGCTATCACATTGCATAACACTTATATGGCTATTGCTGCGGCGTGGCAGAACCGACTATCGTGGGCAGTAATTAAAACGAACTTAGCTTTTTTAGCTAATCCTATTGTATTGATTATAGCAGGCATCGTGGCTCTTATTGCTATCATTACTTATTGTATTGTAGGTGTGAGTGGTTGGGGCAAAGCGTGGGATAACACTGTGCAAGGAATGAAATACTTGTGGGAAGCCTTTATTCTCACCTACAAAGCTCATTGGAATACGGCGGTCAATGCTTTTATGGCAGGTGTAGACCTCTGTAAGTTGGCTTGGTATAAGTTTAAAGAGGCTATAGGTTTGGGAGATAGTAAAGAGAACCAAGCGATGATAAGCCAAATACAAAACGACTTGCAAGAACGTGCCAAATCGGTAGCAGAAGGCTATAAGAAAGCAGGTGAGGCAGGAGCTAAAGCAAAAGAATATTTTGGTAAAGCGTGGAACTCTTTGGAGTTTAAGAGCCTTTCGAGTGTGAAAGACGGATTAATGGGCAAGTTAGGCATAGGGCAAACGGGACAAAAAACAAGTCCGTTAGCAACACCTATTGTCAGCACACCTTTTTCAGAGATGGGTAATAAAACCAAAGATAATATTGTAACGGGAGGTACCCGTCAAACGCATATCAACATACAGATAGGCAACTTGGGCACGGATACCAAAATGTACGTATCATCGGTACGGGAAGGAGTGGAAAACTTTGGGGCGCAACTGAAAGAAGAGCTTTTGAGAATTGTGAACAGTGTAAACCAAATGCAAACAGTGTAATTTATGGAATTTGATATAAAAGAACTCACCGCACGGGCTTTTTTGGACTATGTAGGTCCAGCATTTCCGCAGTGGTGGGCAAACAATAAGACGAAATTTGTACTGCCGAGTTTGTCTAACATTAGTGAGGCACGCAGTAATGGCAGTCAGTATTTTATGACGTTAAAAGTGGCTGATAAATCGGGGGAGCAAACGGTTTTCCCCAATGAGCCTTTGGTGAGTTTTTCGCTTACTAAAACCATTGTAGAAACGGCAACGGTAGGCAAACAACGCAAAGGTAAAGTCAAGGAATATATCACTACTGAAGATTGGCAAATTACCATAAGAGGGCTGTGTGTAGACCCCCAAAATCCCGATCAATATCCTACGGCACAAGTACAAAGTCTTAACAAATTGTTTGAAAAGAATGAGAGTTTGGAGGTGATAGGCAATAAGCTCTTTACTCTTTTTGACATTGGTAATATCGTGCTTAAAGATATTAGCTTTGAGGAAATGGAAGGCAAAGAAGGTATACAGAAGTACACCATTAAAGCTGTATCGGATATGGACTTCTATGCGGAATTAGACGAGAAACGAACCCAACTTAACAAGATATACTAATGTTTGTATTACAAGCGATTATAAAAATAGGTGATTACACTTTTAGAGCAGTACACAACGTTAAAATCACCAAATCGGTAGACGAATTGGCGGACACCTGTACGATTGAGCTGCCAACCCATTTTAAAGTAGCCAAAGGGGGCGAAAGCCTTTATACTGAAAAAGCTATCAAGGTGGGTGACAAAGTGAGTGTTACCCTTGCTTATGAGGGTGTGTATAGCGGAGTGGAGTTTGAAGGCTATGTAAAGAAGGTTAAACCGAGCATTCCTGTAAGCATAGAGTGTGAAGACGCTATGTACTTACTTAGACGTAAAAATATCAGCAAGTCGTGGCAAAAAACAACACTTAGAGAAGTATTGCAGGAAGTTGTGAAGGACACGCCTATTGTGCTGGCGGACAATATTCCAGAAATGCAGTTAGACCAGTGGATTATTCGCAATGCGAACGGTACGCAGGTATTGGAGAAGCTGAAAGAAGAGTTTAGGCTAAGCGTGTTTATCAATGATGAAGGCAAGTTGTATGCAGGACTTTCGGAGCTTACCAATATAGGGCAAACAGCACGCTATGACCTCAATTACAACATTGTTGCCAATGATTTGGAGTATAGGACTAAGGAGGAACGCAAACTGAAAGTACGTTACACTTATATCGACAAAAATAACAAAAAGAAGACAGTGGAAGAGGGTGATCCTGATGGTGAGCTAAGAACCTTTTATACTTCGGTAGTGAGTGAGGAACCTAAGCTACGAGAAATGGCAAGAGCCGAGATGGAAAGGCTGAAATACGATGGTTTTGACGGCTCTATAATGAGTTTCTTGGTCCCTTTTGCGACGAGGGGTATGCAAGCTCATATGATAGATAATGAATTGAAAGAGATAGATGAGCGCTACTTTATTAAGAAAGTAGAAATTACCTTTGGACGTAATGGCGCACGTCGACAAGTAACCATAGGAGCAAAATTATGAGTATAGACAGAGAATTAGCAGAAGGGCTTAGGCAGATAGGAAGGCGCAAAACACCTACCATAGCCGTAGAAGTGGTATCGGTAGACAAAGAAAAGGGTACGTGTGAAGTGAAGGACGACGAGCTACAATATACCGTGCGCTTGGCTTCGGTGATTAACGATAATGCTGAGCGGTTTTATCTCTTCCCCAAGGAGGGGAGCAGTGTGTTGATAGCTTCGATTGGGGAAGACGAGAACCGCTACTACGTGGTAGCTTATAGTGAGATAGAGAGCGTGAGCTTACGTATAGAAGAAACACAGCTTACAATAGACAAAGCAGGTTTGCACTTGCAACGCGGGGAAGTGAATTTAAAAAGTCTTTTAAACGAGCTTCTAACGGAACTTAAAAACGCGGTGATACAAACACCTTCGGGTATAGGAAATTTTTCTCCGAACAACGTGATGAAGTTTGAGGAGATTAATAATAAGATAAACGAATTATTACAGTAATCAGTAGTTAGTAGTCAGTTGCAAGTACTTGCAACTGACTACTAAAAACTAAGCACTAAACTTATGGCATTAGATAAACAAGCACTAAAAACAGGGATTATACGCCTGCAACAAGAAATGCTTACTAAAACAGAAGCAGGAATGGAAGAATATGCCGAACGACTTGCCTCTCTCATTGAAGCTTATGTAAAGAGTGGAGAGGTAATAGTGCAAACGGGCATACCTGTACTGGCAGGCACTTATACAGGAGTTACTACTGGTATAGGAAAAGGAACGATTAATTAGTAGATTAGTAAATTATTATAATAACACAATGGGAATAATCATAGAAGGACTTAAAGAGCATTTTGTATCGTTTATAGGAATGGTACTATCGGGAGTAGTGGGTTGGTTCTTTGGTAGACCCAAGCAACGTATGGAACTTCAGACCAGCGAACTTGAGAATGTGGATAAAGCCGTGAAAATCTATCGAGAAATGATAGAAGATTTAGGGGCTAAATACGCAAGTGCTATTGAGGAGCTCAAAAAAGCAAATCAGCGTATTAAAGATTTAGAAAACTCTGTTGAAGGGCTATTAACTGAATTAAAGAAATACAAGCAACTAAATGGAAAATCAAAAGAATAATGCAAGTAGTAGTATTACATAATCAGAGTCTTTTAGACCTTGCTTTACAGCACACAGGAACTATTGAAAGCATCTTTGAATTGGCAATGCTCAACAATTTGAGTATTACCGATGATGTGTTAGCAGGAAAAGTATTAACAATACCTACAGAATCATTCACTAATAAAGATATTTTGACCTACTACATCGCAAAGAAGATACAGCCTGCAACTGCTTTTACGCAAGAGGACAAAAGAATAAGCGAACGCCAGGAAGGTATTAGCATATGGGCGATAAACTTAGATTTTGTCGTGAGCCACAACGGACAGTAATTATTCACTTTTCACTATTTACGGAATTATGGCACGTACAATACAAGAAATACAACAGATTATCTATAATGCGAAAGAGCGAGAAGACGCTCTAAACGGACTTAACTCAAACTCAAGAGTAGCTATATGGCGACTGTGGGTTTATATTATCTCGGTAGCTATTTGGAGCTTAGAAAAGTTATTCGACTTACATAGGACAGATATTGATAAACGCCTTACTGAATTAAAACCTCATACTGCACGGTGGTATAGAAGTAAAGCCCTTGCTTTTCAGTATGGTTTTGACCTCTTACCCGACAGCGATAAGTTTAACAACAAAGATAAGACAAAGGAACAGGTAGAGGCGAGTAAGATTATAAAATACTCGGCAGTGGTGGAGAGTAATGACGGTAGGTTGATAGTAAAGATAGCCACAGAAAACGGGGGACGGTTACAGCCTATTACAGCAGATGAACAAAATGCTTTTAGCGGTTATTTATCAGAAATTAAAGATGCTGGAGTACGCACTACGGTTATTAATTATCTGCCTGATAAGCTTGTTCTGAACCTTGATGTGTATTACGACCCGTTAGTATTGGATAGTAATGGAAGCGATGTGCTTTACGGTAAACGCCCTATACAAGAAGCCATAGAGGGTTATCTTAAAAACTTACCTTTTAACGGTGAACTTATTGTAGCGCACCTTGTAGACGCTTTGCAACAAGCCAATGGGGTGAAAATACCTCACTTAAAAGAACTCAAAACCGCGTGGATAGACCCCGAGACCAAAGGCTATGGAGCATTACAAAACATAGGAGTTACCCAAATACCGCAAAGTGGTTACTTTGAGGTAGACTGGAATGCTTCACAAATAAAATACATCACAAAATGATATTTAATTTCAAAATAGAAAAATTGGTCATTCTACTTATACCTTCTTTTTTGCGAAAGGCAAGAATGGTAGGATGGATAAGAACGCTTAGTGCTCCTATCAGTCAGTTGTATTATGACTTTATTCAGAAGAGATATTTGGATATTAAGAAACTTGGACTGAATGGGCAAGTGTGTTACTTACGCAAAGCGCTAAATGATGCATTCGATATTGAGCAACGGCGCATACGTATATGGGACGGCAATCAGTACAAAGGACAGTATCTTTATACTGAAGGAGAACAAAAACCGAAGTTTTTAGGGACTATGTATTTACATCGTGAGGTAGATTACAGCGATACAGGAGTAGACTTTATCGTAAAAATACCTTTGGAGATATGGGAGGCGAAGAAGATTCCTACAAGTGAAATAGGTAAGTACCGTTTCTTTGAGATAGAAGCCCTAATAGATTTTTACAAATTAGCGAGTAAACGATATATTATAGAAGTATAGAATATTATGAACAGTATTAATGTAAACCAAACGGGAGGTTTCCCACTAACTACCGATGTATTAAGTTATATGCAGAATGCTTATAAGATATTCAATGCAATGAGTGGTATTTCAGGAGATTTAATTATTCTTTCGGGGTGTGAAGTAGTAGGGAACACGGTGTCAGACGGAGTAGTAGCCATTGAAGGAGAAATATACCCTTTTCAGGGTACGACACTTGGCTCTCACGTGTTTATTAAGGAAGTGAACACATCTAAAATTTTTGAAGACGGCTCACAGAAAACAGTACTTGTGGAGAAAGTAGCTACTTTTGGCAGTAGTACAAAGAGTTATCCGTGGGAGAGCTTCAGACGAGTGTTAAACAACAGACAAATAGAAGAGAAATCCTTTACAGAAGAAACCTCTTTGCTGAAACGCTTGGAGAAATTAGAAGAGCGCGTAAAGAAAACGGTACCCTTGGGGTTGGTGGCAATATGGGGAAAACCAGCTAATATTCCTTTACCAGAAGGCTGGCGAGAGTATGAACCTTTACGAGGACGTATGGCTGTGGGACAAGATATTGCTGATAATGATTTAGGAGTGATAGGCAGGACAGGAGGAGAAATAATGCATAGACTTACCATTGCGGAAATGCCAATCCATAACCATGGAGTTATTTTCAAAGTGGCAAATCTGAAATATGGGGGAAAAGAGCTGGGTGAAAGAGCTCTTTCACTATATGGGGATAATGAAGATACTTCCTATCGTCCAATTACAGGCGCAGGAGGAGATCAACCTCACAATAATATGCCTCCTTACCGAGTTATTCGTTTTATAGAATTTGTAGGATTTTAATTTATACAATAAGATAAATAATTATGACAGCAATAGAAACATTAAAGCAGTGGTTTTCCAACCTTAAAAAACCAACACAAGAGCAGTTTTGGGCTTGGTTGGATAGTTTTTGGCATAAGAGCGAGAAGATACCAATGGCAAGTGTAGAAGGCTTGGATAAACTCGTAGAAGGTACAGCTTCAGCTGAGCAATTGAGCAATCACCTAAACGATACACAGGCACATAAGGTGTTATTTGACAAAAAAGTGGACAAAGTAGAAGGAAAAGAATTAACTTCTAATGACTTTACTAATGAATATAAAGAGAAGTTAGAGGGGCTTCATCAAGTAGATATTTCGGGACTCTTACCAAAAGGAGATTATACGGGTACGGCACAAGACTTAAAAAAACAGATTGATGACAAAGCAGACAAGAATCATAAACATTCGTGGGGAGATATTGAAGGGAAACCTAACACTTTCATTGATACACAAAACTTTTTTGAAGAAAAAAAGCAAGAAGGGTTTAAAATTGAGGCAAGCAAACTGAATGATTTTGTAAATAGACCTTCAGGTTCTTATGTTGTAAAATATGGTAATGATGATTGGGGAGGTTTATTGTTGGTCTTTAGGCGAAGTGGGTCTTCGGCATCTTCGTTAGAAATTCTAATGAGTCATTACATTTATGGAACTCGTTTAAGCGTAAGACACAGTATTGATGGAGTTCGTTATGCAGGATTTTTTAAACAGCTTGCTTGGTATGATGATGTTATAAGTGCTGGTGTTAGAGTTGGTGAAAACACAACTTTAAATGTAAACCATCAAAATCAAGTGGTTTTTGTTGCCAATGCTTGTAGTATTGAGTTGAATCAAATTCAGAATATGGGTTCAGTTTCTTTTCGTAAGGTTTTTGATGATGGAATAGTAACCTTTACCTGCACAGGGAAAAACATCATCTACACAGGTGATACTAATTTCAACGGCAAGAAAGGCTCTACAGCAGTGATTTCTATCTTCGAAAACGATTGTTACATTGATATAAGGAATATTTAAATTATGAATGCAATACAATATTTTGATTGGGGAAATAAAAAAATTGATATACTTAAATTGATCTATGAAGAAATACCATTGGATTCTTGGGGAGAACCACCATTTGCTTTTGTAAATTATACTACAAATTCATCTGAATATCTCAGTAATGCTGCCTTTATACAAAAAGAACTTGTGGTGAACACACCGCAGAGAGAAATTCATATTATTAGACTAAAAGCAGAAATATACAAAGCCATAGCTAGTAGAGCTATGATGAGATCTGTGTCTTTCATAGGATGTAAAAACATACATAAATATATTGACATTATATCTGTAGGAATGAAAGGAGTCTCATTAACTCAAAATAAATATTCTAATTCAGAAGGAACTTTTTTTGAAACAGACCTATTAGAGATGCAAGACACAATGATTATTGATTTATTTATAAATTTAAAGAGATGAAAAATACATTATCAAATTATTTACTCTCAGCAATATAGTGCCTTTCGAAAAAAACAATCAAGAGCTTAACACCCTCTACTAACATTATCTTTTCGTTAATATTCATCATAAGTTTAGAAGACAACGGCATAGCCCTCGTTCTATATTCACATTAATTAAACAAATGAAAGAATTTATAACAAAATACAAGCCTTACGCCCTCGAGACTCAGTGTAAAACAGGAATATCACACCTATTCATACTGGTGCAATCGGCATTAGAGACGGGCTAGCACAAGAATGTGCCCGAATGGGAAAGGAACAAGGACATTATTTAAAAGCTATTCTCAAAGGAGGTGAAGAACCTATTAATAATATTCAACCTTCTCGGATAGTAAAATTTATTCGTTTTGTAGGATTTTAATTTATACAATAAGATTAACAATTATGACAGCAATAGAAACATTAAAGCAGTGGTTTTCTAACCTTAAAAAACCAACACAAGAGCAGTTTTGGGCTTGGTTAGATAGTTTTTGGCATAAGAGCGAGAAAATACCAATGGCAAGCGTAGAGGGCTTGGATAAACTTGTAGAAGGTACAGCTTCAGCTGAGCAATTGAATAATCACCTAAACGATACACAAGCACATAAGGTGTTATTTGATGAGGTGAAGAAACAAATACAAGGCATTAACACCATTTTGCAGGTAGATGATGTGAGTCTTGATACCTTGCAGGAGATTGTAACCGAGTTAAAAAACCATCGCCAGCTCAGCGACCTTATCGGCACGAAAATAGATAAGGAAATCTTCGGCTTAGCCCTTGAAGTTACCGATAACACCATACTTAGCAAAGAACACGCGGGCAGAGTGCTTAGGTGTAACAACGACACCGACATAAACTTAGACTTTAGTACTTTCCCCGACAACGCTTTGTTATCGGTTGTTAAAGCAGGAAGCGCAAGCATCATCTTCACAGGCAAAACCCTTGTAGGCGATAGTAGTATCACAGGCGCAAAAGGAAGTACCGCTAGCCTTGTAGTTTATGGCACAGAAGTAATTAGCAATGTAAATAACAAGTAATGAATCCACAACTGTTTTACAACTTTGGTATAAAAGGAGCCTCTCAATTGAACGTGAAAGATGTTACCTTTACTGTTTCCCTATATTATAGGAATACCCAATTCTTTGATATTGACAGGTTAGCGTGTGTCTTATATTACGAGAACGAGCAAAAGAAAAGTAAAGATATTGAAATGAAGGTGCGCCTATTGTCAAGTAATGTATTGGAGGGACTGTATATCTATACCTATGAATGCATCTTCGACAAGGCTTTGGAGCTACCTAATACCTTTAACATTTCTAATATACAGTTCTCCACCTACAATAAGATACTCACCTTAGAAGACTATACACAAACCCTTATAAAATTTAAAAGTGACGATCTATTTTATGAAGTACAAACTGTATATGAAAAAGAGGAGCGAAACATATGTAATTTCTTGTGCTCTGCACCTTCCTACCCTACTCCTTTTGAAGTACGCAATTTACACAACTCTTCGTTTGATTTTATATTAAGAGAGACAAACGTACCCAAAGGTTTACTCTCTATTTCTATGTATGATACCCAACAGGGCAATAATGTAGATACTGTCGAGCAAATGATTGAGATTCCATACTATGTCCGAGATTGTATATTTGAAGTAGGTACCAACGGCAAGTGGCATAATGACCTGCCAGAGGAAGAGAAGAACAGAATCGCACGAGAACTTACCGTATTTAGGCTTCAATCACACTATCTATATAACCTAAGAATATCTAATGAAGAAAGGCTTATAGAGGATTCACCAATTATGCCATATGATACTTACCTATACACCCAAGAAGCAACATCTTACCTCCCCTCTCCCTATGAAGAAGGTGTCTTGTTAAAGAATGTAAGGATAGAAGATAACCAGATAATATGTAATTTCTATATACAACTCATCGATAACCTAACCTTTGACTGGACGGACCCTTGTGAAGTCAGAATTATCATTAATATCATAAATTAATATGAAAGAATTTATAACAAAATACAAGCCTTACGCCCTCGAGACTCAGCGTAAAACGGGAATATCACACCTATTCATACTGGCGCAATCGGCATTAGAGACGGGCTGGGGCAAGAATGTGCCCGGTAATATGATGTTCGGCGTGAAAGCTAGCAAGGATACGCCTGCAAGTAAGAAGCAGTTAGTGCGTACTACGGAGGTACTTTCCGTGCCTATGGTAACAAAGGGACTTTTTCCTGAAATTATCAGCATTACTAAGCGTGCGGACGGCAAATATTTGTACGTGGTGAGGGATTGGTTTAGGAAGTACGATACCCCAGAAGAGAGTTTCACTGACCACGCTCAATTCTTCATCAAAAACGAACGCTATGCAGAGGCATTGAAAGTGAAAAGTGACCCCTATAAGTTTGCAGAGGAGGTTGCTAAAGCGGGTTACGCTACTGCTCCTAACTATGCGGATACTTTGAAAAAAGTGATTAAAATGATTGAACAAGCAAAATAACTATGTATGAAAAGAGTTTTATTATCAATGTTACTCCTTTTGTCAGTGATTGGTTGCAGAACCAAAAAAGTAGAAACCTACACACAAAGGCAAGTCCAGAAAGAGCACTTTATCACCAATAAAGATAGCTCCCAGCTCTTTGTTCAGGAGTCTTACAAGTCTGAATGGTCTGACCTATCCGCCACGTCTTTCGAGATTGAACTCGAAAACGACAAAGACAGCCTTGGCAATGCTAAAGAACTCACCTATACCCGCACTCGCGACGGCAATAGTGAGACTATAAGGGTACGCAATGGCAAGGTAAAAATAAAAGCTATCAGAGCCCATTCTAAGAGTTTACAGCAGGCTGATACTACTCTTTATAAACAATCCTATGCAAGTGCTCAAACTGAAGTTCGAAAGCACGAAATACAGCAAGCTGAGCAAATACAAAAGCACACCCAAAGTACACCATTAAGATATGTTCTTTGGTTGTTATTGCTCGTAGTTTTAGCTTATGTATATTGGAGATATAAGCGTTTTAAACAGAAGATTTAAAACTTAAGTAAAAAACGAGCTACTTCATCGCGAGGTAGCTCGTTTTTTTTATCTGTATAACTTTATGTTATTTACCTATTGACCACACAGTGTAGCTATTGGCGGGTACTTGTATGGTTACATTGCCGTCGCCATCGGTAACAAAAAATAAATAACTATTACCAGAGTAATCCATCAAGGTTTTGTTTTTCCAATGGGTGGTGATAGTACGCTTGGCAGGGAGAGTGCTGTTGTTGATAAAGAGCACTAAGCCCGGACTTTTCTCGTTGCCCAGACGTGAGGCTACATACTCTGTATTAGAAGCTAAGTGAAATTTCTCTTCTCCTACTGCCAAACTGCGGTTGATGAGCATTAGCTTTTGTAGCTTGGCTTTGAAAGCCTCATTTTCGTAATCGGAATAGAAAATACAAGGGTAGCCACTATGGGTAAGGATATAGGCGTATGCCATTAGTTTTTTATCAGGCGCAATGGTATTGTCCGCTATTTTGTCTTTCTCGGTATCGTGGTTAGCTGTAAACGTAACGGCTTTATCAGGACGTAAGGTTCTAAGCATAGGGTGACTATCACTCATCAGTTCGTGCATATCTTTATTGCGGTCTAATGCCTTTTCGAGAGCATAAAAACAGGCAAAGTCGAAAGCTCTTGCACCGCTCTCGTCTACCCATTTTTTAAGCGTTTCGGGGTTGCCGTCCCACAATTCACCTACGGCGAAACCACCTACTGCTTTTAGCCAATCGCGTACTACCCAAGCTCCAAAGCTCTTCACATAGTCGAAACGCCAACCGTCAAACTTCATTGTATTCTTGTAATACTTAGCCATTGAGTTATCTTTTTCCCAAAGTTCTTCACGTACATAGGGTACTTTATGTGAGAGATCTTGCTCCCCATAAAAGTCAGCTCCTTCGTCAGAAGTTGCATATTTATTGGGGTGAAAGCACTCATAGTTGCGGTTAAATCTTCCAGAAGCATTACCGTGGGTTTCATCGAAAAGGGTGTAGGTCTCTTTATTGCGGTAAGGGTTCCATTCTTTGCCCCCGCCATTGTTATGCCCTATAACGATATCGGCAATTACTTGCAAGCCACTTTCGTGGGCTTTGCTGATAAGGTTTTCGAGTTCAGCGCGTGAGCCGAAGCGGGTTTTGGTCGTTTTGTGCTGGAAGTATTCGCCAAAGTCGAAATAATCGGAGGGGTCGTAGCCCATAGAGAGGCCTCCAGAAGCTCCTTTGGAGGCAGGTGGTAGCCATATGCGGTCTACCCCATTGGCTTTCCACTCAGTGAGTTTTGGGGTAATGGTATTCCACCATTCGCCAAGAGGTGTTACGTCCCAATAGAAGGCTTGCATCATCACACGGTTGCCGTTGTCAATTTTAGTAAGGTCTAAGGGAACTGTATTTTGGGGTTCTGGGTTGTCGTTGTTGCTTTTTTTATCGCAAGAAAAGGCGAGCAATCCTGCAAGAAGGTATATATAATATTTCATATTTTTGGTATTTAAATGATATAATACAGGCTGTCCGAGAGTGTCGGACAGCCTTTATTCTGTTATAATTTTTCTATCTTGTAAGTACCTTCTTTGGTTTTTACATCAAAAGAGAAAGAAACGTTGTAAGTGCCTGCACTCACTTTGATGTTATTTCCACCATCTTTAAGCTTACCACTAAGAGCGGCTACAGGCTTATCATCAGTGCTAACAGCACCGAAGTTTGTACCCCATTGGTTATTTAAACGGATTTTAATTTCTCCGTCCTTTAGACTAACATTTTTAGCTTCCCATTGGTTAAAAGCACCATTGTAAGACAACTTGATGTCTAAATCCTTATTTTCGTCCCAACCATTAGCACCGCTACCAACTATACCCCAAGAGTATTTTTCGATACTATAAGTAAGCGCTTTTTCGTTAAAAGTAATCTTATAAGTACCTGCTAAGACGGCAATATTATCTCCTCCGGACACTAATTTACCGTTACTTCCGCCGTAATTAAGATCCCATTTATTATCTTTACGGAATTTGATACTACCAGTTTTTAAAGTAGCATAGGCTACTAATGCACCATTGTCACCTTTCCACATTTTAATATCTAATCCTTTATCTGGATCCCAACCGTTAGCACCATCACCGGCTATTCCCCAATCGCTTGGTTTGATTTCATCAAGGAAAGGGGTTACTTTCAATTTATGCTCGGAGGAAAAATTACGTTGGTCGCTGAGGACTAATCTTACCGCTACGGTAACTTCGGTGGTTGTTCCTGCTGTAATTTCTAAATCACTTATAAGATAGTCATTTAACTCTTTACCTGTGATAGCAAGAGGGGATTTCTCAACTGAAATAGATTTCTCCTTTTTTCCATCTTTTCTTACAAAATTAACGGTATATTTAGGAGCAAGGTTTATGTTGAGGTTTTTGGTTTCCCAAGAAACAGTAAGAGCTGTTTGGGAGGCGGTGCCCTGTGTAAGTACTACGTTGTCGGTAGATAGGGAAGCCTCTATTTTGGCATCGGCATTAAGGGTAGCCTTTTCTTCGTCTTTTTCGCAGGCTACCAATGAGATAAGCCCCATACATAGTACTGCTGTTTTAAGTATATTTTTCATAGTATTCTCTTTTTAGTATCCTGTATTTTGAGTAAGGTTGTCATTAGCGGTGCGTGCATCTTGAGGAATAGGATATAAGTTTCTATAATCGGGCACTGCTACACCTGAAGCAGCACCTCCTTTGAAAGACCAAAGGTAAGCACCTCCTGTAAATTTACCATAACGAATAAGGTCGGTACGGCGCAATCCTTCCCAGTACAATTCACGAGCGCG